TGATAATACTTAACAAATCGTGTTCTATTTTTTGTGAATCTGTAATCATTTTCTTTAAATGTTGTGCGTATTCGTTAAATAATTTATCTCCTTGTGCTCCTTTATAAGATTTATGCCAAGGAATATCTTTATTTGTACATAACTCTTGATTATGAAAATCCTTAAGGGGTATTTCAGAAAATTTAAAGATTTCATATTTTTTAATAGTAACAGGTGTTCCTTCTATTTGTGTAATACCAAGTGTTTTTTTTTGTGCTATAGAGCCATTTTCTTTTTTCTTTTTAACGTCGTCAGATTTATCACCAAATCTCACTATAAATTCACCATTTGGTTTTTTTTCTACTTTTTCAACAAAACCATATTTAGATTTGAAATAATTGCCTATTTCTTCATCGGTAGAATTTGATAATCCACTTATAATAATAGAAACTTCATTTGGTAGAAATGGTTCTCCTGTGAATGATATAAAAAACTTTTCAACATCTTTTTCATATATATTTTTTCTGGTATCTTCAGTCATGCCTTTATATACACCTTTATCAAGATCAAAATCGTCATAATAGAGTAATTCAAGTTCAGGTATTCCTGGTTCATCATAAAGTGTTTTATCTTCAGTAGAGCTGATAGGAACCTCTATACCATCAATAGAAGTATTTATTTTTTTATTCATGTCACAATTATTGACTTTAATAACAATACCATTTTCGGTATTTTGCCTAGTCATCAAAGCAGTAATTCTTCTCGAACAAAGATTAAATTTACTATATTTAATTTGAATATGTTTTGGGATATCTTTCTTTTTACTAAGCGGAACGGTAATTTCTCTCCCTGTAGCATCAGTATAAGTATATCGTGGGTTAATAGTCATAGAAATACAAGCAAACAAATGTGCTATTTTAACATAAAATTTTGCTATAGCATTACACATGTGTTGTTTTTTAAATTTATTAGGAACATCAACGGATTCAAGTTTATTTTTGGCTAAATAAATTATATTAGCATCAGAAGTTTTATTAACGGTAACCCCATTTTCAGTTCTTTGTTCTAGGAATTTAATATCCATATTGTTCAAATGTTTTTCAATAACTTTTGCGGTTAATATAACTAATTTATCACAATATTCAGGTTTATGTAGATTAATCATATCCGTAAAAGAAGAAGTTGTGATATATTTTGCGACAGTATAATCAATAACGTTTTCTATTTTCATATTTTCAGTGTCCTTATCTGTTTCGGGAGTATCTGTATTATTACTTTTAGGTTTTGAATTTTGTGCACCCATTTATGATAAATATATATATTATAAAATTGAATTAAAAACAAACTATTATATATTAAATTAATAATGTTCAGTCAACAGACAAAAAAGAAAAAGAAAGGTAAAAAGAGTTTAAAAAATCTTTGGAATGCATTTGAAAGTGTAGAAAATAAAGAGAAAAAATTAGAATTATTGTATGAATCACAGAATTTGCGTCAAAGAGAAACTTGTGATTTATGTAATAGTGCTGTATCGTATACACAGCAAAAATTATTAACGTGTACTAATAAGAGTTGTGCTGTAATATATAAAGATGTACTAGATGAAACAGCAGAATGGCGTTATTATGGTGCGGACGATAGTAGTATGAGCGACCCAACACGATGTGGTATGCCTATAAATCCGTTATTAAAAGAATCTTCATATGGTTGTAAGGTAGTGTGTGGTGGGCGTTCAAGTTATGAGATGAGAAAAATTAGACGTTATACAGAGTGGCAATCGATGCCTTACAAGGAAAAATCTCAATATGATGAATTCGAGACAATTAAATTGATGTCTAAGAATTCAGGTATTCCAAAGATAATTGTAGATGAAGCTTTACGCCAGCACAAAAAGTTATCAGAGGAAAAAACATTTAGAGGAGATAATAGAGATGGTATTATTGCTGCGGCAGTGTATATTGCTGCCCGTATTCATAAATATCCAAGAACAGCCAAGGAAATAGCAAGTATATTTCATTTGGACAATACGTCAGCAACCAGAGGTTGTAAAAATGCTGTAAATTTATTAAATAATATGGAGAAGGATGATGTATCTAGCGATAAGACACATTTCTATAAGACAACACCTACATCATTTATAGAAAGATATTGTAGTAAATTGGGATTAAATAAGGAGCTAACAAAGGTATGTTTATTTGTAGCGCACAAGATATCACAAAGGAATTTAATTCCAGAAAATACTCCACATTCTGTAGCAGCAGGTATTGTATATTTTGTAGCTCAAACATGTAATTTAAATATCAGTAAAAAAAATGTAAATAAATGTAGTGAAATTAGTGAAGTAACAATTAATAAATGTTATAAAAAACTAGACAAAATCAAGGAAGATCTTATTCCTAAGATAATACTTAAAAAATATACACAATAATTAATATATATATGAAAAATATACTAATTATTGCTAAGATGGACTTGTTTAAAGAACAACCTAGTAACAATAGAGTTGATTTATTAAATTTTTTATCTACAAAGCAAAATATTAAAATAATGAATGATAAAGAAGGACAAACATTAAAAGGTTGGATAAGTAAAACAAAAAAAAGAATAAAATGGGAGCCTGATGTAATTATTTATTATTTTTTATCACGACAGGAAAAGTGGACAGAAATATCAATAAAAGATTTTAATAAAAATCACATAAATTTACCAAGATATATGATATTTGAAGATTCACATTATTACGAAACAGCAATACCATTATATAAAAAATATAAGTTTGAATTACTTTTGAAACCACAACAAAAGATTGAACTGGACGATTATTACAAAAAATCAGGTGTAAATATTGATTATTGGGGATATTTTATAGATAGTGAAAATTTTAAAATGAGAAAACTGGAAAGTGGTTTTAAATATGATATTTTATTGTATGGTTTTATTAATAAAATGGCTTATCCACTGAGAGTAAAATTTTTTGAAGTATTAAAGTTTTTAAATGAAAAAAGTAACTTACGGATTAAACACATACCTCATCCAGGATATTATAAAGGTGCTTTGGATAAAATGCCCAAAAATGAAGAATTATCAAACATAATTAATAAAAGTAGATTTACCTTTGTGTCTTCATCGTCATATCGAATTTTATTAAAAAAATATATGGAAGTTCCTATGAGTGGTTCTACTATGATTGGTGATATTCCACCAGATTATCCAGAATTAAAGGACAAGATGATAGAAATAAATCACGATGCGGATCATGATACTATTGTTCAAACTATAAAAAAATGTTTTGAAAATGAATATATAGAAGTAGAAAATGAATCAAGAAAATATGGATTATTATTATCTAGAACAAAAAATTTTGAGTGTGGATATAACTTATTGAATAAAATTACAGAACAAAATTATTGATTTTTAAATACATTATTAATATGATAAATTATATTATCAATATTTTTATATTTTAAACCATATTTACTAATATTATGAACAACTGGAACATTCATAGCTTCACATTCTTGAACAGTATTAGCATTACCATCTTGTGATGTTAGTCTTAAAACAATAAATACAGAATTATACAATTTAGGCATATCTTCATATTTATAATTTACATCAGAGCTAAAAATAAATTTAAATTGTGGCAATTTTTGTTTTAATTGTATTAATATATTTCCCCCATATGTGTCGGGTCTTGGTTTTTTATAAGTGCCGTTGTAACAATAAATTTTATTTGTTTTTTTTTTATTTTTATTTGGGAAAAATAATGTTTTATTAACAAGATTCATATCAAAAAATATAGATGCAATATTTAATCTTCGTAGATTATTTTGTGCTTTTTCAGATAAAACTAAAATATTTGTTATTTTATTGATTATAATTAATTTAATATTATACTTACCTAACACATGAAAAGGATTAATATCTGTTCCTCCGAACAAAATAAATTTTGGACCTCTGTATTTAAAATAAGTATTCCATTCGTTAGTATTATAAATACCAAAAAAAATACAGGGTTTTATAGAATTAATATTAATTTCAGATAATTTATATTTATTATTAAATCTAGACTTAAAATGATTTAGACTATAACTGATGCAGGAATTATTTATATTGTTATCTTTTAAAAATTTGAAATCCATATAATAATTAAAATACTTTATTTTTAAATAATAATTATTATTCTTCTTCTGGATTTTCAAGATTTCTACCAACCATTGTACTATTAGCAATCTCATTAAATCTCATTCCCCCTGGTTTATATAAGTAATGCATTATATATGGTGTGAATTCTCTTTTTAATATTAAAATAGAATAACGCATCCTTACTTTACCAATAACTATTTTTGCTATCTCTGTTTTTACACCAAATGTAGAATAACCTCTCCATGAACCAAAATCATTTCTACTATCTGGTATAACCTCCATTATAACATCTTGAATAATTTTGTCTTTTTCTTTTTTATAGAGATCTACTCCTACTTGAACAATATTTATATGATTTAATACGTCTTTTCTAACTTCACCGGCACAAGGGCCTACACATTCATACCATGGTCCATCCATCATATTTATAGTATATATACTAATTTAACTATATACTATAATTAAATCAATTTTCTAAAAGTCTACTTCATCAGCACCAAAGCAATCTTCACTTTTATCATTATTGCTAAGACTATAATCACCTACACGTTTTTCGAAAAAATTCGTTTTTCCTTCCAATGAAATCATTTCCATAAAATCAAATGGATTAGTACTGTTATAAATCTTTGAATAACCAAGTTGAACGATAAGTCTATCAGCAACAAATTCGATATATTGTTTCATTAGTTTAGCATTCATGCCTATTAATTTGCAAGGTAACGCCTCAGTAATAAACTCTTGTTCTATTTCAACCGCTTCTTTAATTAATTCAACTATTTTTGCCTTTTTGGGTTTTTTCTGTAATTTTGAAAATAACAATACGGCGAAATCAGTATGCATTCCTTCATCGCGAGAAATCAGTTCATTACTGAAGGTCAATCCGGGCATTATACCTCTTTTCTTGAGCCAATAAATAGAGCAAAATGAACCACTAAAAAATATTCCTTCTACGCAAGCAAACGCAATAAGTCGAGTAGCAAAAGACGAACGTTTATCATTAATCCATTTAATAGCCCAATCTGCCTTCTTTTTAATACAAGGGAAATTGTTAATTGCTTCAAAAAGATTTGTCTTTTCTCGTTCTTCTTTAACAAGTGTATCAATTAAAAGTGAGTACGTCTCTGAGTGAACATTTTCCATCATAAGTTGAAATCCGTATGCAGCACGGGCTTCGGCAATTTGAACCTCATTCATAAATCGTTGGCCAAGATTTTCCAATACAATACCATCGCTAGCAGCAAAGAAGGCTAATATATGCTTAATAAAATGTTGTTCATCGTTGCTAAGTGTAAGCCAATGTTTTGTATCTTTCGATAAATCGATTTCTTCGGCGCGCCAAAAGCAATCCATTTGTTTTTTGTACATCTTCCAAATGTCCTCATCAACGATGGGAAACATTACGTAGCGATTTTCGTTTTCAGTAAGCAGAAATTCTTTTTGGGATTTGGACATCCTAAATAATATTCGCTTAGATTTAAATTCTTTTCAATAATATTATTTCTTTACTACACTATGGAGTTATTACAAAAAAATAATTTCAAAAACTTACCTATATACTCGTAGATATCTCAAAAAAATAATATCATATAATTATATATAATAAATAATGGACCATTTACAAAATGAATTGGTTTTAAAGCAAATAGCGTGTGAGATTAAAAAGAATAGAAATAATTTACATAGCAATTTACGTAATTTAAGAACTTTTCAAAAGGATAATAAATTTTTAAGGCAAATATATGATGATTATGAAGATTATCATAATTTTATAATAAATCAAAAAAAGGAACAAGAATTAACTATATTAAGATTGTTGCATTATTTAGAAAAAAATATGTTAGACTCAAATTTAACAGAAAGAATGTTACAGGAATCTAAACATGAACAGAGTGTATTGTTGGAGAAATTATATGAAGTGCGTAATGATTTAGAAAAGGTTGTAAATGAAGCAGATGACACTGTAACTACAATTGAAGCAGACATAAATTCAGATTTAGAATAAATATATAATTATATTATATACTATGAGCGATGTTGATTATGTGGGACAAATCCAAGGATTAATTGATACAACAATGAAAAGATTTAATAAATATAAAAGTGATGTTTCTGGAGTCAATACGGAACTAAATACATTACTACTTAATTTACAACAATGCATTGAAAGGTTAAATGAGTTATTAACAAGATATGATGATATTTTAAGTCAATCACGTGGATTACGAGAACGTTTACAAATGGCAATGGAGGATGTTGAAGGTCAAAAAAGAGAGTGTAAAGCTAAACTTAAACAAATATACGATTTGTTTAATAACGCAGTTGAGGAACTGGGGGAAGAGGATGCTGAGCTCCAAGAATTAGGGAGATTATCAAATAACTTAAAAAAAGAAATTGATAAGATATGTGCCGATATTGATAGGAGAATAACAGAAGCAGAAAGATCAAGAACAGAAGAAAAGGTAGAATCACGATCTGATGAAACCAAAAGTCCAAGTCCAAGTACAAGTGTGCAAGATCGTATTGATCAGTTCAATAGTGGTAATTTTAGTGGAGGCTGGCGGTCACCAAATGAATTAAAATCTATACCTTATGGTACTCCAGTTAGAAGTGTAAATATAAAATATAATAAAACAAAAAATAAGAATAAGAAAAAGAAAAAGAAAAAAGGCACACGAAAAAAGAAAAAAAAACAATCAAGAAGAAAGAGAAGGAAAGGAAGGAAAGGAAAAAGAAATTAATTTAGGAAAATAATAATATAATTATATTAACTTTCAATACATTAATATAATTTTTTTTTATACATATTTATTATAATGAAAGTTCCTGCTGTATTAAAGAACAAATATTTATTCTATGCCTTAGCTGTTTTAGCAGCTCTTAATGTTATTGGTTACGCATCTGTAAAAGCGTATGAATGCCTAGCTTTATTCTTACTTGCTGGATATGGTATGCATTGCTACTGTAGTAACAAAAGTCTTTCAATCCTTGCTGCTCTTTTCGTTGCTAACTTTGTTTTTGGTTGCGGACGTGTTAAGGAAGGTTTCGAAGAAGCAATGAAAGAACCCGCTGATCTTCTTGCTGATGCCGCTAATGCTGCTGCTGAGGCTGGAGGACAGCTAGCAAGGGAAGGCAACGCTCCTTCTTCAATTGAAGCGTGCAACAAGGTTGCTTTAGATGCTGCTGGTGCTAAAGAAATGTGTGAAGACAAGTCAAAATACTCTCCTGATGGTGGAGAAAATGCTTGCGCCTTCACCGCAGAAATCAAAGGTAAATGCATGAAAAATAATGAAGAAGCTGATGCTGCAACGAAAGAGGACTGTGACAAGGCGGAGGGAGAATGGACCGACGGTACACCAGCATCATGCGCATAAAATGCTAGCTTCACAATTTTATAATTAACTAATGATTATTTTATATATAATTAATATATAAAATGAAATTACAAGCACCAGCCGTTTTAAAAAACAAATATGTTTTATACGTTCTCCTTGTTTTAGCGATTATCAATGTATTAGGATACGTAGGTCTTCAAGATTACGATTCTTTAGCCTTATTTGTAGCAGTAGGTGTATTATCCACATATTTTAGCAAAAATATGGCTGTAAATCTTCTTTTAGCTATTGTTGTAACAAGTTTAATAGCAGTCAATAAAAGAGTGATGGAAGGAATGAAAAATAAAGAAGATGAAGAAAAACCAAAGAAGAAAAAGAAAAAGGAAGGAATGAAAGATTCATTTACAGGTTGTGAGGACGGAACAGAATGCAAGGTTAAAGGCGGATGTAGTAATCAGGGTGAATGCGTGACTAAAACTGGTTTTCAAAACAATGTTCCTCCTTCTTCGCCAGCATCTGTGGATGAAGATGACGATGATGCTGTAGGCGACCGTATTGATTATGCTGCTACGATGGAACAAGCGTATGATAATTTACAAACGATGCTTGGTGACGACGGTATTAAAAGTATTACTACCGAAACCAAGAAACTTGTAAGCCAACAAAAAGATTTAATGCAAACCCTTAATTCTATGGCTCCTGTGTTAAATACAGCAAAGGAGACTTTATCTGGAATGGATTTACCAAGTATGGGAGAAATGGGAAATATTCTTAAAAAACTTAATGGTGGTGCCCCAGATTTAAAATCATTAGGTAAAAAGCCTTCCAAGAAGGATGCTTAAATAATAAATTGATTATATATATATGGCCAAGATGTGTCCTCCAGGATTTATTTGTATTGAAAATATGACTATCATATTTTTAATTTTAGTTTTAATTTTAGCAGTTGTTGTTTATTCTTATATAATTAATAAGGAACCTTCAGCTAATAAAGAAGTAGTAGTAATTAAGGAAAATAATAATAGTTCTTTTTTTCCGAAAATGAATAGTATATTTTCAATGAATACACGTAATACGTTAATGAACCCTTTTTCCCCACCGTTAAAAGATGGTCGTTTTTTTCCAAGAAATATGAGTGACCCTCGTGGAGTTCCCATTAATATTAACACTCGTGGTTTTGATTCTAATTATAATCAAGTAGGTATATTAACACGATTAAACGGTGATGAAACCATATTACCTGTAATGGGTCGTCCATTATATAGTAATAGAAGTAAATGGCAATATTATACAATGAGTGATAAAACAAATGCTATAAAATTACCAATGAGTAAAAACGGTAGAAGTTGCACAAGTGAATATGGATGTGATGAATTGATGAATGGTGACACTGTATATGTAGAGGGATATAAAGATGCTTTTAAAGTTACTATATATGAAAATTCTAGTCCACAATATATACCTTATTTGTAAATGAATTAAAAATTATTTTATATGTCTTATGTATAATGTTATCAGGAGCAAATGGTTTATCTACATTAGTACCTCATCCATTAATTTTAACACCTACACGATTGAAGAATACTTTAGAAGAAAATAAAAAAAGATTAACTATTTTTATAGATTTAAAAGAAGGAGAGAAATTAGGCAGAGTAGAAGAAAATATTGAAGATGAAAAGACATATACTTATTATAAAGAACAGGCTTATAGGGGGCAATGGGTCGCAAGATGGTGGTATGGAGAAGGTCGTGGAAAAACTATTAAATATTTAGATGAAGATTTTACAGAATTTTGTAAATTTTTAGATGAAATGATTGATAAATCATCTGTAGACCCTTTCTGTAATTATGTAAAAATAACAAAAGATACCAGAGATTTTATAAATAATATATTACCAGGATTAAACAATCTTAAAAAAACGTATAATGATTGTGTTGAAATGGTAGCAAAAGTAGATAGTATAATATTAACTTTATTGGATTTTAAGGAAAAGACAAATGAGAGTATAAAGCAAAAACAAGTTAAGTTAATGGTTGGTAAAGTTGGTTCTTCATTTGAAGTTTAAATAATAATTTAAATATTTTAGTTATTATTTAATGTTTTTTATTTGTTTTGTTTTTCCTTTTCCTTGATTTCTTTTTTTTTCTTTTCCTTTTTTTAATAGTTTTTCTTCTCTTTTTTCGTCGTCTTTTGGTTTTTTTTCTACCGCCACCAGCGGCACCACCAGTATTAAATTGCGGTAAAGGATTTCTACTTCCTAACATTGATATCCATTCCTCTATGTTATTATCATTATTTCCAGAATATCTAATACCAGGTTGATACGGTCCTGGATATACCTGCCATTTTGCTTCAAGATACGGCATTGTATAATTATACGGATTCTCAGCTAAATTAGCTCCTGTTCCTCCTGTTCCTCCTGATGGTCCAGCTCCTCCTGGTCCTTGAGCTCCTCCTGGTCCTTGAGCTCCTCCTGGTCCTTGGGCTCCCCCTGGTCCTTGAGCTCCTCCTGGTCCTTGAGCTCCCCCTGGTCCTTGAGCTCCTCCTGGTCCTTGAGCTCCCCCTGGTCCTTGTGCTCCTCCTGGTCCTTGCGCTCCCCCTG